CTATTTCCTGATATTCCGCCATCAACCGTTATTATAGTGTTACTGCTCCAGCCTTTTTTAAGATTCCCTGTGCTGTCATACAGCAAATTTCTTCCGCCTATCTGTATACTGTCAACCGCCGACTTCGTGGCATATGTTTCCGACACTGTTGTCCGAAAGCCCGACAGGTCGCTTTCAAGAGCTGAAGTGCGGGTGCCGATACTGCCTATGCTTGCAGTCAGCTCCGTGAATTTTGCATTTATCGTCTGAGATGTTCCGTCTATGACGACCTTACTTGTATTAAGATAGGTGCTGTTGTCGGCATTGATACCGTCAATAACGCTCGAAATATCCAGCTTACTGCCGCTGATATGTGCATCATCAGCTACCATATCATTTTTGATAATGCCGCTCTTTATGCCGTCTTCGTGAAGTCCGTCATAAGAAGTAAACATTATCTTTCCGTTTGCATCGGTAACGTAAATGCCATAGTCGGATTTACCGTCCTCGCCTATCTGGACACGCACGGTATTTTTTTTATCCTTTATCTGTATTGTGTTTCCGACTATCTGCAATTTTCCGCTGCTTGATTTTATCGTAAAATCATCGGTTTCGATGGTCTTTGACCGGAAGTTTGCGGCTGTAAGGTCCTTTATCAGCGCAGTCGCTATTTCCGCATTTTCGGCAGTCAGCTTTATAGATGTCAGTTCACCCGTGCCGGCTTTGCCCGACAGCAGAACATCTATGTTTGCAACATCGGATTTCAGTGATTTAAGCGTTGCCGTATCGGCCACAAGCTCATCTATATCCGCTTTCTTTGCATACAGCTGTTCAACATCTGCTTTCTTAGCCGTCAGATTGTCAATCGTGGCTATCTGTGCGGAAAGCTCGGTAATATCAGCCTTTGCGGCATAGACGTTTTCGAGGTTTGCAATCTGTGCATTAAGCTCTGCAATATCCGCTTTTTCGAGTAATGCTTGTTTTACGCTGATTATATCTGCGGTTATTCGTTCCGCCTGCTTCTGCGCAGGCGACTTATAGCTTTCGCTGTCCGCAGACTGTTCTTCAGCCGGTGCTTCTATTGTCATAGACAGGCCGCCGTTATATCCCACGGAAATAGTAGCGGCAGGAATTTTCACAGTTTCTCCGCCGTAGGTTATGCTCACCATATCCCACGCATCTATCAGCATATTGCCAAGCCTTAACGGGATTTCACCCGTGCGGTATTTAAATCCGTTTAATGACTTCTGCACCGTGTTCAGCTGATTTTGAGTCATAAACAGGCAGTCGTATGTTATCGCAGTGCCTGTGCCGGCTGTAAAATCTCCGCACACCACACGTCCGACTGTAATATCGTCGGTAGCAACTGTGGGTGTGTCATAGCAGTTTTCGGACAATTGCACCGTAGTGTCAAACCACTTGAACGCTATCTTGCCGGTACGGTCACAAACGGCGAATTTGCCGTACAGCCCTGCGATATATCCGATTATTTCACGGCAGGTATAGCCCTCCGGCTTGTCCTTTATCGTTACCGCCGTAAGCCCCGAAGCATTAAAGGCAACGCCGCACTTTGTCGCTATCTCAGACAGCATTTTCAGCGTTGTGGACGGGTATGCAAGGCTTGAAAAATAGCCTTTTTCCGTCTTTGCCATGTTATCCTCAAGCGTTACCGACAACCGTTCTCCGCTTTTCTCGATTTTCTTTACCGTAAGCACTCCCTGCGGGGCGTATTCGCCGTTCACGCCAAAATACAACGTGCAAGCGCTTCCCTTCCTGACCGTCGCAGGAAGTGCCGACGTCTCAACTTTAGCATTTGCTATGACAGTTCCGCCCGGCACTATGCTCTCACTGCACGATCCGCCCGAATAGCTTACGCTGAACAGATCGTTCACCGTTACATTATTACCGAAATCCAGCTTGCAGCAGTAGACAGGCTCAGCACCATTAACGGCTGACAGAAAATCATCCGAAACATTTGTATACAAGCTATCACCTACCTTTCTATCAGATTTATTGACACACTCTTATAATAATAGCCGCTTCCTGCGTACAGCTTACCTGTGGCGGTGAGATCTGTACTGTATGCGGTTATCTCCTTATATTCGCCGTCATAGTCGAATTTTACGGCAAAATAATCGGGCTTATTCTCAAACAGATTACGCAGGCTCTTCACCTGCGCTTCTGTGAGAAAAGACCATTTAAGCTCTATCTTGTATTTCCAGCAAAGTATGCTTCCGACGGTTGTTCCTGCGGCATTTCTGCCGGTGTTTGGTTCCCACGTCTTGCATCGTGTGGCATTATAGCCGTCAATATCGGGCGGCGGGAGTAGAACACCCTTAACCCATATCAGATTTTTAGCCAAGCGCATTTACCCCCGTTCTGTAGGTGTTCTCTTTGTTCAGCTGTACTATCAGTCTGTAAAGCGTTTTACCGTCAACCTCACCCTTAGCAATAATGTTAAGACCTTTCAGAAACTCCAGTATCTCACGAAGCAGAAGTACGACTTCCGTCATATCTCCGCCTGAGCCGATGATGTCCTTGAGCTTTGACAGAGGCGCAATTACCTCCGGGTCTGTTCCTGCATTACGGTTATCACCGACCATTGCAAGCGTAGGCGCATACGCAAGACCGCCCTTTGCGAGTTTAGGTATCAGCGGAGGATTTTCAGGCATTGAGAAATGCCAGTCCTGACCGAGTATATCACCTATAACACCTGCAACGCCGCCTACGGCGTCAACAAGCCCTTTGACCGCATTATAGATACCTGTCCAGAGCATATTAATACCGTCGATTATCAGATTAACAGTGCTTTTTATTACACCCCATATACCGTCCCACACTGCTTTTACGGTGTCCTTTATTCCGTTCCAAGCCTTATCCCAGTCGCCCGAGAATACGCCCGTTATAAAGTCCAGTAATCCGCCGAAAGTGTCAAGCGCAGTGCCGACAACAGTACCGATATAACTGAACACTGTATCAAACACGTTTTTTATCGCATTCAGCACATTTGATATAAGCGGTCCCATTGTTTTTACTATCCAGTCCACGCACGGTTTAAGGAAATTTACCCATACTGTGTTTATACACTGAATAATTTTCGATATAACTGCGGCTGTTTTTTCGTATATGGGCTTGATAGCACTATCCCACATAGATTTCAGACTATCGCATACCCATTTCACAACAGGCTGTATCAGGCTTTCGTAGACTTTCATCACCGTATCGCCGACTGATGTGACAAGTGACTTTATCGCTTCCATAGTAGGCTTGCCGTACTTGTCCCATACCTTTGCAGACGAATCCCACAGTTTCGACCATATATCTTGCAGAGTTTCCAGCACAGGCATAATACCGGTAGTAAACACCTTATCGAACAACGGCTTTATCGTATTGAAAGTCGTCGTCATCACGTCTGCCATTGCCGTCCACTGGTCAGTCAGCAGAGGAAGTACGGTTGTTGTCATTTTCTCCAACGTTGGGAAGATCACGTTATCCCACATCTGACCGAAAACAAGATTAAAGGTATCACCCAGTCCGCTTGCGACTGTGCCGACATATTGAAATGCGGTTTGCAATGCAGGTGTCAGATTGTTTACGATGTAGTTCTTGAACGGCTCGGCAAGAGTTGCCATATCACTCCAGGCCTTGCTCATATTATCCTTGAAGCCCTCTATAACGGGTGCGAATTTTTTGCCTATCTCCGCAAATATCGGAGCAAAATTTGTGTCGAAATACTTTTTGACGTTTGCAAACTGCTTTTTCAGCAGAGCAAACCCCTTTTTAATCTGCTCACGAATCTTATTTCCGATACCCTCGGCTGTCTTATCGCCCTCGCTGTCAAGTTCTGCAAGGTTTGAAGCATTGCTGTCACTGCTGTTATCAGAAGCAACATTCATTTCATCGAAGCTTGCAAGAAAGCGGCTGTTTTCCTTAGCCTTTTTTCCGACGGCTTCGACCTTTTTTGCCGCTTCAAGCGACTTTTTATACGTTGTGCCAAACAGCCCCGAAATAAAGCTCGCTATAGCTTTGGTTGCTGTGGCAAGTCCGGATGCCAATGTATTAAGCGCAGGCATGATAGCGTTTACTATAGGCGTAAACGCAACCTGAAGATTGCCCTTTATTTGCTTTACACTTGCGTCAAACTCCTTGTTTGCACTCGTGGCATTTTCAATAACGGTTCTTACGCCACGAAATACGGCATAAAGCCCTGCCATAAGGAAAGTAGACTTCAAAGCGGATTTCACACTTTTCCCTATTTCTCCGAGAGCCTTTCCGAAGCCGTTCGCAGATGTTCTTGCTTTTCCGAACGACCTTTGAGCGGTTGTACCTATCTTTTTAACAGGCTTGATAACGGAATTGTTTACCGAGCTTTCAACCTTTTTTGCCGAGCTGTTTACATTGTCCACAAGCTTATCAACCTTCGCCGCAGTTTTATCAATTGCGGGAGAAGGCTCAGCCGCTTTATCTATCTTGGCTTTAGTAGCTTCGGACTGCTGTTGCAGTTTCAGCATACTTGTTTCAACGGCGTTTATTTTTTCTATTACGGCATTGCCCTTTTCGCCTGCCATGTCTTTATCAGACAATGCCGCCATTTCTCTGTTAAGCTGTTTCCACTTCTCCTGTGCAAGCTCTATTTTTTCGTTAGTCAGCTCAAGACTTTTGTTCAGACGGTCGATAGGTTCGGAAGGAATTTCAAAACTGCCGACATCAATTTTGGGGAGCTCCTCTTTTTCTTTGGACTTCTTCTTATCGCTTTTCGGCTGATAGTTGTTCACGAAATCCATAGCTTCTTTGCTATAACCGGGTCCGAACTCATACTTGTTATTTATCGCTTTGCCAAGGCTTTCTGCTTCCTTTTCCGCTTCCTTTACAGGCTCAACAAGCGCCTTTTCCAGCGTTTCGGAAGCCTTTTCGGCACTTTCGGATATAGAGCTTTCAAGCGTCTTTCCTACCTCTTCGGCGGGCTTTTCGACCTTCTGCACAGCCTTTTCAACGCTCTGTGTCACGGTCTTTTCTACAGCCTTGCCGACTTTCTCAACAGGCTTTACAGCCTTATCGGCGGCTTTTTCCACACTGTCGGTAAGTGCCTTTTCAGCGGTTTCACCGACCTTATCCCACTGCGACTGTATGCTTTTCTGTAAAGCCGAAAGCTGTTTGTCAAGCTCTGCGTCTATTATCAGCGACAGGCTGATAGTGCCTACTGACGCACCGTTTCCGTCAGCCATTTACTCACCTCCCCCGAATGCCTTTTTTATCATCATTTCAAGAGCCGTTATATCGCTCTGTATCTGTTTTGGAGTTTTCTCCGCAAGCTGTTTCTTCGCTCTGAATGCCGCCCACTCCCGCCGTATGCGATTTTCATACGGCGAAAAGTGTTTGAGCATCTCCTTGTTATCCTCGCTTCGTATCCGCACTGTCTGACCGAGCGGAGTATCATTCATAATGCCGGATACAAGGCTCAGCCAGTCGGAATAGTGCAGATTGTCCTGCTCTGACGGCAGTATGTGATACTGTTTTGCTATCGACTGCCGTATCAGCTCACGGTCATACTCGATGTCGTACCAGACTTCATTACTCGTGAAATCGCTCGGTATCTTCCTGTCCCGTCATAGCGGAAATAACTATCTCAGACAGCTTCTGATATGCCGCCCACGGCATATTCATTTCGCTTATCTCCTTAGCGGCGGCAGGCTCGAACGCCAGCTTGAACATCTCGTCAATCTTTTCAATGTCCTTCTTATCGCCGTTATTGTAAAGTGCCATTACCTTCTTGACCGTCTTTTCACGATCGTCTACCTTGTAGACCTTTTCTCCGATGCGTATTTCGGGAACGCCTGCGAGTAACTTTTCATCAAGTGTGTACATCTTAGCCATTGTATTTATCTCCTTACTTTGCGTCTGTAAATGTGGGCTTGCCGTCCGACATGATGTCAAACGCAAGAGGTGCTACCGCTGTGGAATCGCCCGATTCCCACTCCGTCACGTTTATGACGCACGGTATTGTCAGCGTTGCGCCGCTGGGGAACGTCCACACTACAGTTGTGTGGCTGTCTGCGCCTGTTTTGAGTGCAAGTCCTGCAACATAATCGTTGCCTGCATCACCGATGTTTCTCTTGCCGGATACGCTGACGGTCAGTGCCTTACCTGTTACAAGTCTTCTTGTCCAGCCTTCCTGATCGAACGGCTTCCACTCCTCTACATTGCCGTCAATGGATACCGAAAAGCTCTCCATATCGGCAATAGTTACAAGATTCTCGGCTGTCGCACCTGTTCCGCCTGTCTTGTCAATCTTGAACTGATTTTCATATACGGGATATACTCCTGTTTTGTTAGCCATTGTTAATTACTCCTTTCGTAATAAACCGTCACATCAATAACGTACTCGCAGATACCTCTTTCATCTCTGCCTGCGTTATGTGCCTCACTGCAACTCAAAAAGCCGACCGTGTGCCCCCCGGCAGTATAGCCGTGTACATCGGTCAGCTTATCAAGTATTTCGTTTGCCGCACTCTCGGCTGTTGTCGGATTGTCCGTCCAGTGTATCAGTACGCTGATGTGCTTTTCAAGTGTTTTCGTGCAAGGCTTACCGCCTATGCTGATTTTCTTAGGATAGGTGTTTTTTGACGCATACACGCCGATACACTTATCCTTATTTGCGTCTATACAGCCTGCGTATACATTCTCTATGCCGAGAACATCTGCAAGCATATCGGCTGTTTCAAGTAACGTCATACGCCTGTTTTTCCCTTAAATATTTTTGTGAACGAGTTTTTGACAAAATCCTTTTTGTCACCTGTTATGTACGGCTCAAGCCAGTGATCAGTCCTGCCGTTGCGGAATTTCAACTTTTTGTCGGTCACTTCTTTCTTTATACCGCTCTTTGCCCAAGCACTTTTGGTATTTGGGTCGATCATCAGCTTGCCATAGTAGAGATACCGAGAGTATAAAGCACTGTGGTCAATCGTGGCGATGACAGTATTACCGCTTTTTTCCGAACGAACAAATATACCGTTGACAAGGTCGCCCTGGTCAAGCGGTGCTGTGTTCTGTACTTCGGTCACTACCTGTTCCATCGCCGCTTTTGCACTGTCAAGCACTGCTTTTTCAATCTTTGCTATAGCAGCCTTATCGAGCTTTACGGTTACTTTTATCACTATATCAGCTCCAGTCTTGTGTAATTTACCGTCCCGTCGGGGTTTTTAGCCTTTTCCGAGCCGTATATCTTGTACTCTCTGCCACCTATCTCCACAGCTCCGTCAACTATCGGGCTGTCCGGGGCAATATCACCGCAGAAAAGAGCCTCGCCCGAAAGCGTTATAAGCTGTTTTTCTGCGGATAATTTCTGCCGTGCTTTTTCCGAATGAAAGCACTTACCCTCAAATATGACCGTCCGTTTTTTTGAACCGTCACGGTTAAGCCCGTCTGTACGATACACGGTACAAGGCGTTGTACAAACCCTTTCGGGTACAAGTTTCGGATATTTCATTATAACCCCCTGTAGCAAAGGCCCGTCTGCAACAGCGTGTTATAAACCTGCCGTGTTGTAGTGACACCGCAGTAATTTATAACCTTCGAGCTGTCAAAGGACATTGACACACCGCTGATACTATAGGAACTGAGCGGACTGTCAAGCAGCTCGGCATTGTCAAAAACAAATGCTGTCTGCTGTGACAGTGCCAGCCTTACCTTATCCTGCTGAAACGCTGTCAGATTGTCGAATCCTATCGCTGTTATGCGGTTGAAGGTCAGTGTGTCGATGTCGCTCTCCGCCATGTTTTCAAGAGCGTTGTACTGCTGTTCGGTTATCGTACTGTCGGGGCATAAGGTCTGAAAGTCCGCAAAAGTGAGGTACATTAAGCCTCACCCTTTTTTGTCTTTGCCGCCCTTACCTGAGCAAGCTCATCATGGAGCTTTGCTATCTCCGCCTGAGCCTTTTCATATTCGGCATACGGCACGGTAGCCTGCGGAGAATGCTCCACAGCCCCGTTATCGCCGATTATGTCATACCCCTGTGCAAGATATGACTTCTTCTCGGCTTCCGTGATAGTATACTGCTTGTTTGCCTTTACTGCTACCATAGTTACCTCCTTAGTATGTTACGACTATAGCCTTTGCGTTGCCGGGAGCGGTATTGAATGTTATCACGCCCGATGACTTGTCATAGCTGTAGTCTGTTGTCGCTGTACCGTCCACAGTTACGCCGATGAGCTTTTCGGGCTTGTCGGTCACTGTGAATGCAGTTGTCGAGCCGTTACCTGTGAATGTCTGCGTCAGAGCAGATACATTCATGATACAGCCGTCAACAAACAGGTGATCTATCGCAAATGTACCGTTGTACTTGCGGTTCTGGTACAGATAGTTGTCTGCCGTTCTGCTGTCAGAGCCGGGAGCAAACAGATGTATATATGCGTACTTATCTCTTGACACCTGGCATTCGGGGTCAATTAGAATGTAGTTTATCTGCTTTGCGCCGACACCGGACTTACAGCCGTCCGTGAAATCGTACACGGTCTTGAAACGAGCTGAGGGAACTGTAACGATATTGCCTATATCGTCAACGGAATGAATACGTCTGTCGATACCGCCGCCGCTCTTGATGTCGAGCGTTCTCTGAATACCCTCTGCGTTCTTGAGTATCGTCTTATAGTCTGCGGTGACATAGAGTATCATTCTGTCAAGAGGTACGCCCTTATCTTCAAGTGTCTTGAGGTTCTCGTCAAAGTCCTTGAGAACATTCTCAATCGTGAGCTTGTTGTGCTTTATTGTTGCACCTACTCTTACAGCCTCTGCATACAGCTTTGAGAATGTATAGCTGTCGTGTTCGGGGATTGCCTGCGTCCTGTCGAAACGGCTCTGAATGTTCGCCAGTGATACAACGGTATCGGTTTCGTCAAAGTCCATAGGATCTACTACGAACTCGATAGAACGGTCGTGATCGAGCGTCTTTGTTTCGTAGTTGTTCTCGTATGTACCCTGAGGGAAGCCGAGCGATGCTCTTGTGTGGTCCTTATAGCCGGATACCGACAGAGTGGGTATCTTGATTGTTTTTCCGCCTCTGAGCTGAATATCGGAATTTGAGTGATAGAGAGCGTCGGCCTTTGATTCCTGACCATAAAGCTCTCTGAGCTGATTGGTATACTGTTCAGCATAGTTGATTGTGTTTGACATTTTTACACCTTACCTTTCTTACTTCTTTTTCTTGATACCGAATGCGTTATCAAGTCTGCTGTTGTCGGGCTTTTCATCCTTGTCGGAGCTGCCTGCACCGACCTTGAAGCCGCCCTGCTTCTTGCCGTCTGAGCCGTCAGCCTTCATATCGGGATATTTCTTGACTACCGCCGACAGTGCCGAGTTGATGTCCTCGCTTTTGCCGGACTTGACGTAGCTTTCAGCAATAGCCACAGCATCGTCCATACAATCGGGCTTTACACCAAGCGACATTGCGGCTATCTGTGTTTTCAGCCTTAAAATCTCCTCGTCCTTTGCATCGGGAACGGCGGGTGCGGGCTCAGATTCGGGCTTATCCGCCTTTTCTTCGGGCTTATCGTCCTTCTTGTCCTCTGCCTTGCTCTCATCGGGCTTCTCTGCCGTGCCGTTATCGTCCGTCTGCTTGTTTTCAGCGAGCTTCTCTTCGGGCTTGGGCTCGTCCTTCTGCTCCGCTGCGGGAGCGGGCTTCTTCTCCTCTTCGGGAGTTTTCTTTTCGGGTTCCATTGCTTTTCCTCGCTTTCTTTGATTTTGGGTATAAAAATACCGCTCCTAATGGGGCGGTAAAATTATTAAGTTTGCTTGTATTTGCACCGAACTTCACAAAAAACGGCTGTTTTTGCAAAGTTTGTGTTCAAGTCAAGTGCAATTGATTGCACACGGGTATAACAAAACCGCCCACAGCAGTGAGCGGTTTTATGAGTTCATTTTTTCTTCCCAGTCTTTTCGGGTTTCTTCATCCCAGTCATCTTCCATAGTTTCTTGAGCTTTTCTTACATCCTCCCATATTTTTTCAATTAGCTCTTTAGAAATTTTTACTTTAGGTTTATCTTTCATGTTATCACCTCTAATGTTATTTCGTTATTACAAATTTCTAAAATTCGATATTTCAAATTTTTATCAAACAACAATTCACGTTGCTTTGGATATTCACTAAGCAGTTCAATATAAGCACCCTTACTACCCTTAGGAGTTAAAAACGTAATAAAATAATCGCCTTTTAGTACACCTGATATTGAAACCGATGTGCTGATAAATTGCTTAGGCTCATATATATCGCCAACTTTCATTCCTTCCACAGGATTGTAATTGACAGATCGGTAACAGATAATGTCATGCTTTAACTCAAACTTCGCTATCGCACCCGATATAACATCGGAATAATATTTCAAAGTGTCATCTTCGGGAATATCCCCACGAAGCATTGAATTAAGCCTTGCATAGAACTTATCGTCTTTGGGATCGCCGCTGTTCTTCGTGTACTTCTTGATTGCTCTGACTTCTTCGGAGGACAGACGGTCAATCCATTCATTTGAGTCCTCACGCAGTACAGGAACAACAGTATCTGCCGGCAACGGCTCGAAATCTGTTTCCTCTTCTATTATATCACTTTCATCCGAATTGTCAACAGTATCATCTGTAAAATTCTGTACGTCTTCTTCGCTGTCTGTCGCTATTTCAATAGGCTGTTTTACAGTTTCCTGTATGCTTTCTGTCGTTTTGGCAGTTTCAACGGCTTCATCAGACACAACCGCAGTCGGCGTATCGTCTGTGTCTTCGTTGCTCTGAACAGGCTTTATAGGCTCAGGCTGTACAAAATTCATTGTGTTTTCGTTATTTTCCGGCTTAGAAACGTTATTTTCCGGCTCGGAAATGTTATTATCCGGCTGAGGAATATTAGGCTCTTTATTTGTCGGAACAGGATTTTTGCTTTCGGTATCGGTAGCTTTAACAGGCGCTTCTTCCGTTCTCGGAGCTGCCTGTTTCGGCTCACCCTTACCGCTGTAGATCTTCTCCCTCGAATAATCTCTGCGGAGAACATCGTCGTGCTCTTTGATAAACTCTCTGAGCTTGCCTTGCTCCTCTCGGAGCTTACGCTTATACTCCTTGACCTTCTTCTCATCCTGCGTGCCTTCTGCCTTGCGTTTGAGCGCTCTTATCTTGCGCTCCATAGCCCGTTGCTTTTCTTCGAGCTCTCGCTGTTCCCGTATCTTCTCGGCAGGAATCGGCTGAGGTATCTTTGTAAGCCCCTCTATGTACTGCCCCATAGTATGACGGCAGTTAGGGTGGAACAGCCCGCCTCGGATTGCCACAGACAACAGCATAAACCACTTGTCACAGTAGTTTGACTTGCCGAAGTCGCCGCTTCTCTCGCCGTTCCATACGGTAAACACATCGTCTATGTAAACCTTGCCTTGCCACGGCTCACACGTTTTTGAACAGCCGCCGTACTGCGATATAAGCACAGTGTCATATCCAAGCTCTGCAAAGCGTTTAGCCGCACCCTGCAATGTTGCCCTTGTGGACGTTGTGCGCAGTGCCATACGCACATAATCGGCAATATTAACTCGCCTGCCGTCTGCGTATACGATACAGTTTATGCCCTTGTCGAGAAAATCCCTTGTTGCAAGGTCGATTGCTTCATTAAGCGTAATTGAGCCTGTGCCCATCATAAGCTGTACCTTGTTCAGCGTTGTGCGGTAAACATCGTCCATATTACGCACAGCGGCAGTAAGGGCGGTCTTTATTCGACCTGCCCTGCAGCATTTGCCGTTCTTCGTCTATCAATTCATCGCCGACTTCTTCAAGGATTTCGGGGATAATCTTGCTGTTCAGCTTGCTATCCATTTCGTTTACTACTTGAATGAGATCTTTAAGGTCCATTCCGGACAAGTCAAGAGTGAATAAATCATCGGACATTTAACCGCTCCTTTCGATGTTTTGGGTATAAAAATACCGCTCCAAAAGGGGCGGTAAAATTATTAAGTTTGGTTCTGATTTGCACCGAACTTCACAAAAAACGGCTGTTTTTGTGAAGTTGGTGTTCAAGTCAAGTGCAATCAATTGCACACGGGTATAAGAAAACCGCTCTTAAAGAGCGGTCGTCATATTCAATTTACAGTCAGCTGACTGCCGATAAGCATTTGCGCCGCCTGCGAAATAAGCGGCAGTGTGGTAGCACCAGCATTTTTCAGCATTGCCTTTACCTTTCTCCACACTCCCAGCTCACGGATATTGTCAAGATACTCATGCCCGCTGTATGTGATACAGCTTACAGTGCCGTCTATAAAATGTCCCGCCGCAAATTGAAGAGCGGCATTTATATATCCGGCTTCTTTCAGCTTCTCTATCGTATAAAGAATGTCATTATCTTCATACTTCGGGAGCTGTTCAAATATTGTTTCAACAGTCAGCGGATTTAAATTAAGCTCCTCGTCAATCGTCTTGCTTTTCTCAACGGTAAGCAGTACACTGCGAGCGCAATCATAATTCAGCTTCATTCTTCGTCCTCGTCATCTTCCCATTCAGAAGCGCAGGGAGGTAAGCCGGGAGGAGCGATATTGTCAAAGTAAGACAGCAATTCTTCCACAGTTGCGTCTTCGTGATTCTTCACATATTCCAGCATTAAAGGCTCTACCTCATACTGCTCAGGTGCATTAAAAAGAAACAAATAATCAGCCTTATCTGTACTTGGAATATTGAACTTTGCTTTAACGTATTTCTGAAACTCGGTATACTCTTCAATTGCTTTAGCCATAAACACACCTATATTTTAACCTTTCCGTGAATAGTTAGGCTTCCATACATAAGTTCTTTTGCCGATCTGTCATCTCGTCCGTGAAAATCTTTATACTTAGATTCAATATCGGCGTATTGTGACTGATATTCTTTTTTTAACTTTTCTAATTCTTCATAACAACCTTCAGGGTAGTTCTGAGCGTTTATATGCAATTCCGAGTTTTTCACAGGCTCTTTTAATTCTTCAATGTTGTTCATCTCCTAATAGTATGAATTACGGATTGTGAAACAGAATATCATCAACTTCAAGCCTTGCTTTTGAATAAAATTGCGGTGACAGTCGCATCGGACATGGCAGAAAATTTCAATCCACGCCCTCGCAAAGAGGGCGACTATATAACTGACTATGACGATATCAAAAACGGCGTAATTTCAATCCACGCCCTCGCAAAGAGGGCGACTACAGCTCAAATAGAAACGAAAGACCGTCAGATAATTTCAATCCACGCCCTCGTAAAGAGGGCGACGGTAGATTATAATATCAAGTGCAACACAAAAAATATGGACATCATACTCACTTTCGTGTAAAATGTAATTACCACAAAAC